CTATTCGCGGCTGAAGCTCGCCGGCTCGGGCGCGGGGCGCGTCCATTGGTACGCGGGCGTGCGCGCCGATTACTGCGAGCAGCTGATGGGCGAGGTGCCGGCACCGGTGCGCGGCGGCCACGAATACCGGCCGCGGGCCGGCGTGCGCCATGAGGTGCTCGATTGCGAGGTCTATGCCCTGCACGGGGCCCGCCGCATGCGCCTGCATCTGCGCCCGCCGGATTGGTGGGCCGAGCAGGAGCGGGCGCTACTGCAGGGGGCCCTGGCGCTAGGGGCCCAGGCCGAGGCCGGGGCGCAATTGCCGCTGGCCGCCGAGGCCGAGGCGCGCGAGGCCTCGCCGGCGGAGGCCGCCGCCGCGGCCGCGGCCGCGCCCGGCGCGCCGCGCTTTCGCATCCGCCGCGGCCGCGGCCGGAGGTTGGACGCATGAGCCCCGAACCGTGGACCATCCCGGCGCAATTCCACGCCGGCGACTCCCTCACCTGGCTCGAGTCGGCCGGCGACTATCCCGCGCCGACCTGGCAGCTCAAATACCACGCCCGGCGGGTGGACGCCGACGGCCTCGGCTTCGACATCGAGTCCACGGCCGAGGGCGCGCTGCACCGCGTGAGCCTGGCCCCGGAGACGACCGCCGCCTACCTGCCCGGGGTCTACTCGGTGGCGGTGGTCGCCTACGGAGGTGCGCCAGGAGCGCTGGATTATCCCTCGCTGCGGGCGACGCTTCGCACCACCCGCTGCGACGTGCGCCCGGATCTGGCCGAGGCCTTGGCCGACGCCCGCAGCCACGCCCGGCGGATGTTGGCCGCCATCGAGGCGGTGCTGGAGCGCCGCGCCACGCACGTCCAGGCCTCCTATACGATCGAGGGCCGGGCCCTGCAGTTTCTCTCGCACGAAGAGCTCTACCGGGCCCGCAGTCGCTACCGCCACGAGGTGGCGGTGGAAGAGGGCCGGGCGGCGCCTGGCACCGGCCGCATCGTGCGGGTGGGGCTGCTGTGATGGCGGTAGGGGCGAAAAATCTTTCGCCCCTACAACGTCTCGCCCGCTGGTATCTGGCCCGCGGCCAACGCCGGGCCTTCGAGGCCGCGCGCTATGACCGCCTGCGCTTGGGGTGGACCCTGCGCAGCGCCCATCTCAGCGCCGACGAGGAGATCTACGCCGATCTGACGGCGCTGCGGGCCCGGGCCCGCGAGCAGGCGATCAACAATCCGTATGCGCGGCGCTATTACCAGCTGCTGCGCACCCAGGTGCTGGGGCCCGAGGGCCCGCGCTATCAATGTATGGCGCGCCGGCCGGACGGCAGCCGCGACAGCGAGGCCGCGGCCGTGCTCGAGGCGGCCTGGGTTGAATGGACCGAGGGCTGCGACGCCGGCGGCCGCTGGCCCCTGGCGGAGCTCCTCGAGCTGTACCTAACCGGCGCCGCCCGCGACGGCGAGGCGCTGGTGCGGCGCCTGCGCGGCTGGGAGGGCAACCGCTTTCGCTACGCGCTGCAGCTCCTCGATGCCGACCGCCTGGATCTGCACCTCAACCGCGATCTGCCGGACGGCACGCGCATCCGCATGGGGGTCGAGCTCGACGCCTGGGGCGCGCCGCGGGCCTATCACCTGCTGGAGGGGCCGCGGCCGGCGCTGGGCTACAGCTACGGCGGGCGCAATTACCGGCGCTATCCGGCGGAGGAGATCCTCCACGGTTGGCTGCCGTGGCGGGCCGAGCAAAGCCGCGGCGTGCCCTGGGGGCACGCGGCGATGGTCGAGCTTTACCACCTCAAGGAATACCGCACCTCGGAGATGATCGCGGCCGAGCTTGGCGCCAAGCGCCTAGGGTTCTACGAGCAGGACCCGGAGGCCTTCGATGAGCCGCCGGCCTCGGCCGAGCAGCCCGAGATCGACGAGACGGTCGAGGCCGGCGTCTATCGCCTGCTGCCCTATGGGGTCAAGTTCCGCGAGGCAATCACCAACCACCCGGCCTCGAGCTTCAGCGATTTTCTCAAATCGGGCCTGCGCGGCGTCGCCGCGGGCTTTGGCGTTAGCTACAACCGCCTCGGCTCGGATCTCGAGGGCGTGAATTTCTCCAGCTTGCGCTCCGGCGAATTGGACGATCGGGACAGCTGGCGCCAATGCCAGCGCTGGGTGGGCTCCTCCTTCCTCCTCCCCATCCAGCGCGATTGGCTGGAGATGTCCCTCACCGTCGGGGCGCTTCCGTATTCGATCCGCGACTATGCGCGCCTGGCGCCGGCGCGCTTCCGGGCCCGCGGCTGGGCCTGGGTCTCGCCCCGGGACGAGGCCACGGCCAATGCGGCGGCCTTGGCCTCGCGCACCACCTCGCGCCAGCGCATCTGTCGCGAGCGCGGCGAGGATTGGGCCGAGGTGCTCGAAGAGCTGGCCGAGGAGGAGGCCGCGCTGCGGGCCGCGGGCCTGGGACCTTCCGCCGAGGCCTCGGGCGAGGCGGGCGAGGGCGAGCAGGCGCAGGACGAAAAGACCCAACAAGGGGGCGACGATGGACGAGGGTATGACGATGACGACGGCGCGGCTGGCCACGCCCCTGCCGGCGCCGGCGGCGGCCTCGATGGCAGCGCCGCCGGGGCCGCCGGGGCGGGGGGCCGTGCCCTTCCCCGTGGAGGGGCGGGATCTGCCGCCGGGCACGCCGTGGCCCTCCGCGCGGTCGCTGCTGCAGTATCGCCTGGCGCCAGTTGACCCTGCCGCCATCGACGAGGAGCGGCGCGCGGTGCGCGTCGCCTGCAGTAGCGAGACGCCCGTGCAGCGCTTCTACGGGGCGGAGATCCTCGACCATGGCGCCGGATCGGTGCGCACGCAGCGCCTGGGGCTGGGCATGCCCGTGCTGTTCCAGCATTCGCTGCGCGAGCAGATCGGCGTGGTCGAGGAATGGGAAATCGGCCCCGATCGCGTGCTGCGCGCCTGGCTTCGATTCTCGCGCGCGCCCCGGGCCGAGGAAATCTGGCAGGACGTGCGCGACGGCATCCGGCGGAATATCAGCGTCGGCTACATGATCCACCTGGCGCGCCTCGAGCAGACCAGCGACGACGGTTCGGAGGACGTATATCGGGTGATCGACTGGGAGCCTTACGAGGTTTCCACGGTGAGCGCCGGCGCCGATCCCACGGCGGGCGTGGGCCGCGGCTTTGATACGGCACAAACAGGGGGTGAGACGATGAGCGCAGAGGCAACGAGCGAGACCCGGGGCGCGGGCGCAGGCGGCGGCAATGGCGGCGGCGCCCCGGCCGCGGCCGGGGCCGCGGCCGGGGCGGCGCGGGATCTGGTGGCCGAGGAGCGGGCCCGCGCGGCCGAGATCCTGGCCCTGGGCGATCGCCACGGGCAGCGGGCCGAGGCCGACGCGGCGGTGCTGGCGGGCACCACAGTAGACGCCTTCCGGGCGCTGCTGCTGGAGCGCCTCGGCGCGCCCGAGCCCTCCGGCGAGGGCGCCCCGACGGCCCGCGGCGCGGCCGGGGCCGGCGGGCGGCCGCCGGCGGTCAGCGCCGCGACGCTGGGCATGAGCGGGCAGGACGTGCGCCAGTATCGCCTGATGCGCGCGATCAACGCCGCGGCCACGGGCGATTGGAAGGCCGCCGGCTTCGAGCGCCAAGTGTCGCTAGCCATCGCCGAGGAGGTGGGGCGCGATGCCCGCGGATTCTACGTGCCACACGAGGTGCTGCTCAGCCGCCGCGACGTGGAAAAGGCCTCGGGCAAGGGGGCGGAGCTGGTGGCCACGACCTTGATGGCGGAGGCCTTCATTGATGTCATGCGGGCCCGGGCCCTGGTGGGGCAGCTAGGCGCCGTGATCCTCCCCGGCCTCATCGGCGACGTGGATATTCCCCGCAAGGCCGCCGGCGCCTCGTTCTACTGGCTGGGCGAGAAGGTCGACGTGACCGTCTCCGAGCTAGCGCTGCAGACCGTGCCGCTAACGCCCAAGACCGTGGCCGGCGCCGTGCCGGTCACGCGCCGCATGCGCAAGCAATCGAGCCTCGCCGTCGAGCAGCTGCTGCGTGACGATCTGACGGACGGTATCGCCGTGCAGATCGACCAGAAGCTGATCGCCGGCGACGGCACGGGCAACACGCCCGTCGGCATCATGAGCGCCACGGGCGTCGGCTCGGAGGTGGTGCCGGTCGGCGGGATCGATTGGCCGACGCTGGTGGCCATGGAAACCGACGTGCGCTCGGCCAACATCGTCGGGCCGGGCAGCTTCGCCTATCTCACCACGCCGGCCGGCCGGGGCGCCGCCAAGACCACCGAGAAATCCGACGGCACGGGCCTCTACCTGATGGAGGGGGGCGAGATCAACGGCTACCGGGCGGAAGATTCCACGAACGTGCCCGCGAACGCCTGGATTTTCGGCGATTGGGCGCAGGTGCTGATTGGCATGTGGGGCGTGATCGACGTGCAGGTGGACACGGCGGCGCTGGCCGCGCGCGATGGCCTGGTGGTGAGGGTCTTCCAGGATCTCGACACGGCGCTGCGCCTGCCGGCCGCCTTCAGCGTTGCCGAGCCCGCTTAATTCATTGAAACGCTAGGGGCGGGCGCGAAACCTGCCCGGGAGGAAACGATGGCCAAACCAGCACCGGAAAAGATGGTCCGCGCCACGGCCCTGCGCGGCGTGCGCGTCGAGGGCCGGCGCGTGGCGCGCGGCGAGAGCTTCGAGGTGGGCGAGAACGCCCTGGCGATGATGGCGAGCGCGGGCCAGGCGGCGCCCGCCGATAGCGAGGCGGCCAAGGCGGCCGTGCCGATCACGAAGGCCGCCAAGAGCCCCTAGGCGGTGGCCTTGCCCGAGGATCTGGCGGCGTTTTTCGACGTGCAGGACGGCTTCGCCCACGCCGGCACGCTGGACGGGGCGCCCGTCACCGGTATTCTCGCCCGCCCCTATGGCGAGGCGTTGGATGTGGCCGGCGAGGCGCCCTATTTCGTGCTGGCCGCGGCCCAGGCGCCGGCCACCGCCGGCGGGCTGCTGGTTCTCGCGCCCGGCGGATCGTTTCGCGTGGCGGCGCCGCCCGAGCCCGACGGCAGCGGCCTGGTGCGTCTGCGCCTGCGGGCGGTGGGATAGGCGCCGTGGAATTGCGCGTGAAATCGGATCTTCGCCAGATGCTGGCCGAGCTGCAGCGGCAAAGCGGCACGGTGGCGCCGCGGGCCGTGCGCAAGGCCCTGGACCAGACCGCCAAGCGCCTGCACGCCGAGGCCGTGGCGGGGATAAGCGGCGCCTCGGGCCTTTCGCAGGCGCTGGTAAAAAAACGCCTCAAACGCTACCGGGCC